CAGCCTCTCTATGGGCAGTCGGTGATCAGCAGCCCGCGTAGGCAATGGCAGCGTCGGTGTTGCCACGCACGTAGTACAGCACGGCCGCCGCCAGCATGATGGCCAGGGTGACGGTGAAGAAGGTATTGCGTTTCATGTCAAGACTCCAGTTTGAGGGTTGTCACGACTTCAGGCCGTCGAGCTTGGCCACGCCGTCCACGGCGGTCTTGGCTTCGCGCAGGCCCATGCCAGAGAGTTGCTTGAGGGTGAGCAGCACCTGGGTGCGCTTGGGCATGTAGGCCAGCAGCGTGCGGATGCCCTGCACCTCGGCGTAGTCCAGGCTCAGGGTGAGGCCGCCACCGTGCACGACCAGCTTCTGGCCTTCTTGCAGCGTCTGCGGCGTTTCGGGGGCCAGGTTGACCACGACGGGCTCCAGGCCGGCGGGCTTGATGGGCAGATCGTCTTGCTCGGGCGGGCAGCCGCCGCCATCAATGTGCAGCACGCCAAACGGGCGACCCTTGTTGTTCAGGATGGCGTCCAGTACGGCTGCAGCCAGGTTGCTGTCTTTGGGGTTCATGGGGATACTTGAAGTTAGTTGTGATGCGCGGGAAGTTTACGCTGACCAGTGCTGCCGCGCCAGCACGATGGGTGTTCAGTCGTCGAACTGGATGGAGTTAATGTCAAAGTCCAGATCGCTGCCATCATCGACGGGCGGCGTAGCCGGGCGGCTCGCGGCGGGGTGCCCTGCAGCGGAGCTGCGGGTTTAGTCGTGGCAGGGCTGGACGGCCCGGCCAGCGATTTGTACTCAGGTACACTTTCTAGCCACAGGTATAACTGTCCAGGTACAGTGGTGTGCTTGTCACGTGCAGCCGCTTGTATGCGGCTGTACAACGAAGTGTCAATGTTTAGCACGACGCGTTTGGTTTCCATGATAGTCCTTGTACAAAGGTTTACACACGATGTGTAAATCAATTTTATGCTGGGTGTACAACGGATGTCAAACGTTTTTTCACTGGGTGTACAACGGATGTACAAGCATGTGTATGCGTCATTATTGTGACGGCACGAAATTTCGGGCTTGTCTCATTATCCGACTCAATAGAAATTCAATTGAATCAAGGGCTTACGCGTGGTTATGGGTAATGAGACAAAAACACCAAGGGTGCGACGGGATATTGGCGGGCGCCAAATCACCACGGGGTCGCGCACGCGCACGAGGGAGCCTATTATCAAAACTCAATGTCTCACTAACTCAATACATTACTCATACCAACTTCAACCCGTGGCAAATCAACGACTTACCGTAAAAGTACATTGAGTAAATAATGAGACATTGAGTCAGATTTTGTGCGTTTTCTGCACGCCGGTGTACAACGGATGTACAACGGATGTACAGTCACGTGTTGCGGCTGTCAAAATCGTTGCCGTCCAGATACGCCATGGTGCACCAGAATTCCCGCTTGCATTCCTTGGAGTTGAAGGGCTCGCGGGCGCCGCGGCCGGTGTCGCCGGCGCGGTTCCATGGGTTGCGGTAGGGAACGGGTGGCAAGCCGCCGGGAAGTTTGTTGTGATGGACAACTTCGCGCAGCTCGGGGTGCGGGTGGATACCCGGCACAACAAATACGCGGCTCATGCTCGCGGCTCCTTGCGGCACAGCAGCCACAGTGCAGCTTCAAAGCTGACACGACGGCGGGCCAGGAAACGCGCAGCCACGTAATGACCGAGCGACTTGCGGATGATGATGGCGCGGCGAAATGTGGACATGGTTGCTCCAGTTAATTAGTTGTGTTGACCAGTGCTGCGCGGGCTTCGCGTGGCGCGTTTAGAACCGACAGGCCCAGGGCCAGCACGCTGGCCTAGGGTTTGTGGGCTCAGGCTTCCACGACGTCCGGCATCTTGGTGTAACCAATGGCGCGGTTGATCGTCATGACGAACAATCGAACGTTCTCCTGCTTTTTGGTGTAGCCGTTCTTGCCGGGCTGGGCGAATTCGACGCCGTTCAGCACGGCGTGCATTTGCGCCTTGCTGCTGCGAGTGATCCAGTCGTCGCCGTACAGCTTCGCCATGGCCTTAGCGAGCGACGGGTAGGCCGACAGAATGATTTCAATGGCGGGGCGATAGCGGCCGTTCTGTGCCTTGGTCACGGCTTGCTGTTGGACAATGTCCTTGAGCGCGGTCAGCGCGGCGCCGCCCTTGAACAGCGCGCCTTCAGCGGTCAGCTGGCGGGTATTGCCCTTTTTGTCGTCAAACGCGACCAGCTGGGTTTCGGTGGCGAACAGCGCAACTTGATTTTCAGTAGACATGGCGATAGCTCCTAGTTGAGTGGACTTGATGTATGCGCCCGACATGGACGCATACGAAAGTCCGCGCAAACGTTTTGCCCTACGTTTGCCCCCATGCCTTGCGGTTTAGGGAGCGGCGCGGACTATCGCCGGTGGGTTTCTCACGTAAACCCCACAAACCGCCAGGGACGAAGTGCATGTAATGCACAGCAACATCCTGGTACTTGTACGCGAGCCTGTATACGCTAGGGGCTTCGCGGGGAGATCACTGCGCGCTCAGGGTGACGCCAGCCTATGCGTATAGGCGGACTGGTGCCATTGAATGTGCCCGAAGGCGTGGCGTAGTGATCTGCTGGACTGTTAAAGATCGGCGGCTTCACATTCCGGTGCGTACCCATAGCAAGCCAGCGGCGGCTATCGGGGCGGCGAAGGAGCGGGCGGCCTCAAGGGCCAGAAGCTAGAAGGGCGATACCTTCCAACTATGGAGAAACCGGACAACGGGGTGGGCAGATGGACAGGGGGTGGGGGTGCTTAATGGTTTGCCCCGCCACACACGCCATGCCCTATTTTTAAGTTCACAACAAATACCGCCCCAAAAATTCCAGCCCCAGTTGATCCCATCACAACAAACCCCGGATAATCCCAGCCATGCCCCCACTCGGCGCACCGCGCCGCACCCGTATGTCACGCCCTAAAACCCTCGAAGGCGAAACCCGCCCGACCACCGTCAACATCCCCACCACGCTGCACGTGGCGACCTCCGCGCGTGCGCAAAAACTCGGCGTTACCATCTCGGAACTGACGCGCCGTGCCCTGACGGCGTACCTGAAAGCCCTGGACAAGCGTGAGGAACCCCATGGACGAAACGACTGACGACTTTCCGCCCGAGCTGGAGAACGAGTACAAGTACGTGCCCAAAGACCAGTTCCTGATCCCGCAGGAGATGGTGGCGTTGGTGGCCCAAGGCATGGAAGACCCGGCCGAAGTGGCCGCGCGCTTTGGCGTCACCGGTGAGAAGTGGGAAAAGCTGCAGAGCTGGAAGCCGTTCCTGGACGCAGTGGCCGCCCACCGCGCCGAGCTTGAAGCCAGTGGGTACGTGCTGCAGACCAAACTGAAGTGGATGGCCTCGGACATCACCGAAGACCTCTACATCCAGGCGCGCGCACCGCAAGCCAGCATCGCACAGAAGCTGGAGACGGCCAAGTTCCTGACCAAGCTCGCCGGCATGGAGCCCAAGGACGGCCAGGCCAAAGCTGGCGAGGGCTTCCAGATCACGATCAACTTGAACGGCAGCCAGACCACGGTCAGCGGAGTGGTCGGCCCGGTCATCGACGCCGAAGAAGTCGCCCCCTCAGGCGCCAAGGCCGACAAGGGGTACTACATCGAGCCGCTGGTGGACCCGGCGCTGTTCGTGGAGATGGCGCGCAACCAGGAGGAGGACGTTTGAAAGTTGACTACGTAGCCACGCCCACCGGCGCCAAGTTCATGCGCTCGGACGCCAGCGTGCGGCTGATCATGGGGCCCGTCGGCTCGGGCAAGTCCGTGGTGTCGATCATGGAGATTTTCCGCCGCTGCGCCCAGATGCCCAAGTGCAAGGACGGCTACCGCAGGTCGCGCTGGGCCATCATCCGCAACACCAGCCAGCAGCTGCGCGACACCACGTTGAAGACCTGGTTCAACTGGTTCCCGGACGGTGTGGCGGGCTCCTGGAAAGTCTCCGACAAGATGTTCTACATCACGGTGGGCGACATCCGGGCCGAGATTCTGTTCCTGCCGCTGGACACCCCTGATGACCAGCGAAAACTGCTGTCGCTGGAGTTGACCGGCGTGTTCGTCAACGAAGCGCGGGAGGTGCACCCGGACATCATCACCGCGGCGCGCTCGCGTATGCCGCGCTACCCCTCCAAGTCGATGCTGCCGATCGACCCGGCCACCGGCAAGCCCGTGGAATACTGGTCCGGCCTGATCATGGACACCAACCCGCCCAGTGAGGACAGTTGGCTTTATGAGCAGTTCGAGGTCATCAAGCCCGATGGCTGGGAAATCTACAAGCAGCCCAGCGGCCTGTCACCGCTGGCTGAGAACCGCGACAACCTGGGCCCGACGTACTACGAAGACATGATGTCGGGCGCCACCGAGGACTTCGTGCGCGTGCACGTGCACGGCGAGTACGGCCGCTCGCTGGTGGGCCGCCCCGTCTATGAGAAGTCGTTCGTGCGCGAGTACCACGTGGCCCCGGGCGTGCTGCGCCCGATCGAGTACGACCAGTATCCCATCATCATCGGCATGGACTTCGGGCGCACGCCGGCAGCGACGTTCCTGCAGCGCGACGCGCGCGGGCGCGTGCTGGTGCTCGACTCGATCTACGTGGAAAACATCGGGCTGGAGAATTTCCTCAACCTGCACGTCAAACCGCTGTTGTCCAGCCGCTTCCCGGCCAACCGCTACATCGTCAGCGGCGACCCGGCGGGCTGGGCGCGCAGCCAGCTCAACGAGGAAACGGTCGAGGATGTGTTTCGCCGCTGCGGCCTGCGCGCCGTGCGCGCGCCGACCAACGACCCCGTCAAGCGCATCGCCTCGGTGGAAAAGCTGCTGTCGGGCCAGGTCAACGGCGCAGCAGCCCTGCTGTTTTCGATCACCGACTGCCCATAGAGAGGCT